TATATAAACCTTTAAAATGAATTTTCTTTGTTATAAGTAGTCGATAACCAAATGAACGCTCTAGACATTCAAGAAATTTCTACACGCCTTGTGAAATACATTATGGAAGGCGCTGCGGTGGGTGTGGTTGCTATGATTCTTCCTTCTCAAGCATTGCAATGGAAAGAAGCCGTTGTATTGGCCATTGTTGCTGCGTCCATGTTTGCCATTTTGGACGCACTTGCTCCCTCCATTGGTTCTTCCCTACGCCAAGGCGCAGGTCTAGGAATGGGTTTCAAATTGGTTCGTTTTGGACCTTAAATAGACTCAATATATTGCCAATTGAGTTCTTCACATATTTTACGCCATATTTGGTCTTGTAAATGTAATTTTTCTCGACTTTTCAATAATGGAAAGTGTTTTAAAAATTCGTCTTTTTCAAGCAATTGGAAAAATTTATATAAAACGTAGCTATACGACAAGAAATTCTTACGGTCTTTCGGACAGTGTTTCAAAAAAGGACCTTGAATTTCTTTAAACATTGTTCGTAATTTTTCTTCAATGTCTGGTGTAAAATTGGGCGTGGGTTGACCATTGATACGACTGATAATGTAATAAATATGTTCATAGTATTTATTGATTTTAAGCTTCTTTAAAATTTCTCTCATTTTTGGATAGGTTAATTTAGAACTGTCCAGTATTTTTTCTTTTTTAATTTCCGAAACAATTCTTTCAAAAATCTCTTCTGGAATGTCGGTACTTTCTTTGCCTTGAATTTGGCTAATCCATTCGTTAAAATGATTGATGCGCTTATATGAAAAATGAGATGCTTCTTTGGTTGGTTGACGATAAATGGGTTTATTTTGTTCAACTAATAGTAATTCTTGAAAACCACATTCATTGCATACAGTAATACCATCTTGCATTAAATAGGTTAACATAATATGACAATGAGGACATTGTCCAATATGAACTTCTTGATAATGAGGGCGAATATAAGAAGCATCTACAATGGCCATGTATTGTTCAACCAATGCACGTTTATCGTTTAATGATAAAGTGGAGGATTCCTCTGATTCTTCTTTCGTCGGATTTAGAAGTTCCTCTTCATTCTCATTCAGTGGTATATTTTCGGATAAAATATCGTTTTCGATTGTCGATGGTGCTTCTGTAGGAACTTGAGATTGTGAATATTCTTGAAAAGCATCCAAAATACTTTTCGATTGAACAGGTATATGGCGTTTTCGACCCCTTACAATGGGTTTTTGAACAGTTGTAATTGAACGCGTCGTGGTGGATGTAATTTGAATTAATTCTTCGGTTGATATATGCTGTTTTTCTAATAATTCATAATATTCAAACAATATTTTGCCCGTACGTTCAAAATAATGTACTTCTTGATGTAAATTTTCTAAATGTTTTATTCGTTTGTGGATTACAATAAGTTTATCTGCAATTTCTAAATTACTGCTCCAAGCTTCCTGATACATATCCTCATTATAATCCGATTCATCTAATTTAGACATTTCTTGAATTTTATCTTTCCATAACTGTTGTTTTAATTGCATATCTTTCTCCTTTTTCTTGAGTCGAATCCATTCATTGCTTTGTTCTTCAAAGGTTTCTATCATTTTATTGTGACGAGCGTCGAGTGTAAGTTCTTTCGAAGCCTCTGTAAGTGGTACGCGTTTCTTTGTGGATTTTTCTTTAAACATTTAAACAAGTGAATTGTATTAAGTTTCCGATGTTTTTTTAAGTAGATGCGTAAAATTTTTTTCTTGCTAATAAGTATACAAAAAACAACAAATGGGTGGAGGACTTCTACAACTCGTTGCTTATGGCGCTCAAGATGTTTACCTAACCGGTAACCCTCAAATTACCTTCTTCAAGGTGGTTTACCGTCGTCACACAAACTTCTCCATGGAAGCCATTGAACAAACCTTCAACGGCACCGTTGGATTCGGCAAGCGCGTGACCTGCCAAATCTCCCGCAATGGTGATTTGATCCACCGCATGTACCTACAAGTGACATTGCCCGATACTGCTGGAGATGACGTATTCGTCGATTACATCGGTCTAGCTCTCATCAAATCCGTGGAACTTGAAATCGGTGGCCAACGCATTGACAAGCACTACGGTGAATGGATGTACATCTGGAACGAACTGTCTCTACCTGTTGGTAAGATGACTGGTTTCAAGAAGATGGTGGGTGAAGCCGCTACCCTAGCGGAATCCACTGGTCCCACTCACCTATTCGTTCCCCTAGAATTCTTCTTCTGCCGTAACCCTGGTCTAGCTCTACCCCTCATTGCTCTACAATACCACGAAGTCAAGATTAACATTGAATTCCGTGAAAAGGCTGCTTCTCTACGCGTTGGCAGAAGTCTAGTCAATCCCAGCGATGATATTTCTGCCTCTCTATGGGTGGATTATATCTTCTTGGATACCGACGAACGTCGCCGTTTCGCTCAACTAAGCCACGAATACCTCATTGAACAACTTCAATTCACTGGAAATGAATCTGTCACTGGTATTAACAACAAGGTTAAACTCAACTTCAACCACCCTGTCAAGGAACTTGTTTGGGTGGTTCAAGCCAATGTTACTGCTGAAACCAGTAACCAATGGTTCAATTTCCAATCTGCCAACTCTGGTGGTACTGGTGATTTCGGCAATGTGATTTCTTCCACATCTGGAAGCCACGTTGTGTCTGCCAAACTACAACTCAACGGCCACGATAGATTTGCTGAACGCCCCGCCAAATACTTCAACTTGGTTCAACCCTTCCAACACCACGAAAACGTGCCTGCTTCCGAAGGTATCAACGTTTACTCCTTCGCTCTACAACCCGAATCTCACCAACCCTCTGGCACCCTAAACATGTCTCGCATTGACTCTGCTGTTCTAAACCTAACCGTGACATCCAACGCCGCCTCTGTCTCTGGAGGTGCCCTCATCAAGGTCTTCGCTGTGAACTACAATGTGCTCCGCATCATGAGTGGTATGGGAGGATTGGCCTACTCCAACTGATCAATATAACAAAAAATGTCATAAGCCATACCACCATATAAATATTAAACGCATTCTTTTTATAAGACCCATTCAAAAAATGGAATCCAGATGTTCGTGAAAAAAGAAATGAAAAACAAAAAGAAAAAAATATTATATCGCTTATCGTGAAAAAAAACGTGAAGAAAATGAAGAAGCATTTCTTGCCCATAACGCAGAAATTGCAAGAATATGGAGACAAAATAATAAAGAACATTTTTCACACTGGAACAAGAATAATGCAAGACATCGTATTACATGTATAAAACAACAAGCAAGAGTAAAAGGTATTCCATGGGAGGATGCAATGACCATGAGTTACTGTGAAAATATGATTAAAATGCCTTGTTTCTACTGCAATTTACTTCCAGAGAATCGACTGAATGGTATTGACCGAATGGACAATACGAAAGGCTATTCCGTCAATAACTGTGTTTCCTGTTGTAAAAATTGTAATTTTATCAAAAAATCATTAGATGCAAATACATTTATTCAAAGATGTCAACACATCTCTTATCATCATAAAGGAATTGGAATAGAACATGATGACATATGGAGAGATTGTAAATCGTCACCCTTAAATGCTTATCAAAAACGTGCTGATGATAAAGAATTGGAATTTGCTTTATCCGAAGATGATTTTTTCAATATAAAACAAAATCCATGTACCTATTGTAACAAAAAAAATAGTTATCGACATAGTAATGGTATTGATAGAAAAAATAATAAAGAAGGGTATACTTTAATGAATTGTACTTCCTGTTGTTCAGAGTGCAATCAAATGAAAGGAGATTTAGATATAGACACCTTTATTGAGCATTGTAAACGAGTTGGACAGTATACAATGAGTACACCCTTAAATATTTCTATGATGGCTCCTTGTCGAACCGTTGTTACTAAACGTAATGTTCATAACATTCTATCAGAATGATAATAACTTAAACGTATTAAATAAAAATGGATTATTTTTTATAAATCGTATTTATGCACGATATTACTCATTATATTCAAACGTATGATATTGATTTACCAGAAGGATTTTTATGCAAACTTAAAGAACTGTATGAAGAAACAATGACTTATGCAAAAATAGGAGGTCCAACTGGAAAGGGAATCGTTCAATCAAAAGTTCGCCATTGTTTTACCATCAAAATAGATAACAATGAATTATGTGAAGAACTTTATAAACAGATTGATGGTTGTTTACGAAAATATCAAGAAATTTTTCCAGAATTATCCATACAATCAAACGAAGCTGGTTATATTTTTTTAAAATATACAAATGGTTGTTATTACAAAGAACATATTGATCAGGCAACCAATATGATTCAACGAACTTTAACCATTATCATCGTTTTAAACGATGAGTATGAAGGAGGAGAATTGGCTTTTTTTCATGGTACTTATGTACTGTCTTTAAAAAAAAATACATTAATCATATTTCCATCGAATTTTATGTTTCCTCATCAAATTTTTGAAATTACAAATGGTATAAGATATTCCATTGTTACATGGGTATATTAAACATCGATAAATGTATCTATGTAACAATCAATTTTTAATTATTACAAAGAACAACTATACATTACATTTAATCAACTTTGAAGATAACATTGAATTCATGACATGTGCTTACGATTGGACCTTTATAAAATTCAAAGATATACATTCATTATTCATTTATGCGACTAAAACAATGGGATTTATGGAAATTATACCATTGTTTTTAGATGAAGAGAGTTATTGTTTTAATAAAATACAATTTGTCGATTCAAGATATATTGACAATTGTGTTCAAATATATATTGTCATAAATGATATAATTTATATTCAAATCGTCGAATACAATACTATTTCTTTTCATACATCTTACACTATATATAAATATTTTGCAATTGACACTTATTCTAAAAACCATATATCACTTTGTAAATATACGGGTTATATAAGTAAATTAGTAAATGATACATTAATTGTATGGAATCCTTTTTTAGAATCTCCTATTTTTGAAAAAAATATTCATCCTTACATTTCAGAGACGATTTTAAATACTCAACTTCATAAAAACAGCTTTTATACACAATCTTCAACGTCAATTGTTGAATACAATTTAGAAGATATACATTTAATTCCAAAATTAATATGTCGAAACCAGTTTATTGTTACATTTTATATAGATGTGGACTATTTATATATCTGTGTAAAAAGACATTTCTCCAGAAATCGTTCCAATCAATATTTAGGAATGCTCGTATATAATTCTGTAACACTCTGTCCAATGAATACACATTATATAAAAGATATAACTTTAGAATCTTCTTTATCTATCCCTTTTTCAATTCTATTTTTATAATATTACTGAAAATCATATCCAAAATTAACAAAATCATCATAATACAGTTTATTAATGATTTTAATCAAGTCAGGTGTATAAGACATATTTTCAAATTTAATTGAAGAATTTATATGAGGCAATTCAAGAACACTCGAATGGTAACATTCATTAATGTTATTTTTAATAAAATCCGTCCAATCTGAATTTAACTCTTCAAATTTTAAAATGGTATCCACTAAAATTTGACCGTTTGAAACACAAAAATAACTTTGTGGCATTAAATAACGTGGAGTTCTATGATTAAATATAGATATAGAATAATAGTTTAAGAGTATTTTAACAAATTCATTTAATGAAACCATTGTATTTCTTTTAATATATTCATAATACATTGACTCAAAACGAGTATAAGGATTACGAACAATTGTAAACGATTTGTAAGAATAAAAATGATTTTCATCCATGGATAACAATAATTCAAAATAGGTTAAATGTTCATGCAATGAATGAAATGAATCACAAGCATTCGATAAAATAGAGGCAACCGATTGACTACCTGTTCTTGGTATACTTACAAAAATCAATTGGTATTTATGTACAATTCCCATTTTATTTACCTAACTATGTAATCTTTAGTTTGTTTTTCTACTTCCCATGTAACCATATTGATTCGTGGAATATGTTTGTATGCATTGGTCGGTATATATGCTCCGTGAAATATATTGGATGGAAATATAACCGTTCGGTTGGGTTTCATTGGAATATAATCAATCAGTTTCCATTCTCGAGAATAATTTAAAGGAAGGATAAAATTTGGTTGATAGTGTTCAACATGAGGACATAATTGTGTTAAATTGGAATAATCCAATCCATATTTATTATATGGATATACGGAATTCAAATATTTATTGCGATAAAACCCAGTTCCCCCGTAACATTCCTCTTCTTTATTCAAATAGGTAAGTATGGTAAATTGTTTGAGAGGATTTGTATACGTATCAAAACAGTCTACGTGAGGTAAAGCATAACTAGAGGTTTTATTTTTTAATAAATAAAACCAATTACTATATACTAAATCTTTAACATCACTGTTGGTTAAAATATTGAAATGTTTATAAATGATTTCTCGAATATAGGACAGACAAGGACTATTTTTTGGAGATAATATGCATCGGCAATCATAGTAATCAATACCATTACGATTATTTGTCGATTCGTGAATATTAAAAATATAAGAGGGTGATTTTAAAAGGATTTCTCTAAGTGATTCCCAATTTTTATAAAGACCATCAATCACAATGACGTCAAAAGTATCATAAATATCTTCAATCGTTTTTACAGTAATGGTATGCTCTGTATTAGATGTAATTTCAAATACTTTTTTCGTATCATATGGAATGGATAAAAACATGAAATTATATTTTACAACAATTAATATAGACAACTTTAAGATAATTTAAGAATTAAGAATGTCAATTACAATTGTACAGTGTTATTTTCCACTTTCTGATTTTCAAGGGTTTGGTGCTTATTTAGCAAGTACTTTATTTTTGCATTATTATTGTTTACAAAAGAAATACAAATTAATAAATTCATATGAGTTCCATTCTGCTTTTAAAAACTCTTTTTTTTCAAATCCGTTACCTGGCATAAAACCAAATACAACTGAAACCATTCCAATTATTCATACATTTGATGAACTTGAAGACTATATTGCATCCCAATCATCTTCTGTTATTTATATTTCCTTTTATGGAGGCACTACCGATATTTTATTCAATCGAACAAAATACTTAGAATCCATTGATTTTATTAAATCTCAATGTTTAAATGTTTCTGATACATTAACTAAAAAAATAAATACT